TACTACCTAAGTTACCAATTATTTCTACAATAGGAGCATCAGTTCCTTGATTAGTAATTAATCTCCATACCCCTCTTTTAACTGGATATGGATAGGGTTTGAGCATTAATTTATCATATTGCTCAAAGGAAATAGGCATAACTGTAAAATTCTCTGTACCTGATGTAACTCTTTCATTTATAATAATGAAAGCATCTTGAGGTAAGATGAATACTTTACTTCTACTATCAATCTTGGTTGAAGTATTAGAAGTATTACAGTTAACTGTTTTCATCAAGGTTGAAAAATCTATTTGTCTTTTTTGACTTTCATCCAGACCTTGCTGAGTTTTATTAGACCTTGGATTAGCATAATGCTTTATAACTTGCCACTGGGCCTTTGTTAAGAATACTGATTTCTCATATTCATTTAACCCAGGAGCTTGGTTTGATGTAATACTATTAAATAGTACATCAAACTCATTACTCATTTCTGGATTTGTCATACTATTTTATTTTTTAAGTTTTGCTTGAATTGCAAATAAGACATCTTGGTGTCTTGGATTTGCTATATATTTAGCAGCAAATACTAATGTAGGCTCTTCACCAACTTCACATAAAGCAGTATTATCAGCCTTCATATAGAAGTAACCTGCTCTATTAGAAACAATATTAGCATCTACAGCTTGCTTAATGATTATCTTAAAGTCAATGTACTTATCTTTAATTACACTGAGGAACATCTTAGCATTTGACTGAATAAGCTCATTAATCTTAGATTGTAAGAACTCAAGCTTGCTATTAGGAGAGGTAGGTCTACCATCCATAGTTTCAATAATAAATCTGAGTTTATCAACATCTTCCTCAAATTTACCATATTCTTTATAGCACTCCATAGTAGCACTCATATTAGATTTAGCGGCTCTATCTTCTTCTCCATCTTCTACAATTACAAATTGGTAGCTAGCTTTAGGAGTAGCTTGTAAATCTGAAAGTGAGGGAGCAATTAAGTTTTTATTTGCAAGCAGAATCTTATATTTGATATAATCTTCTGGTTTAGATAAATCTAGTACAGTATCTTGTTTAGTAAGTCGTACTTGATTAATACATCCATCTCTATCATCATCCCAGAAATTATCATGTACTGCATAAGGATTAAGAGCATTGTAAGGAAGATTAAGAGCTTTTTCAATACACTCTCTTTCTTCATCTGTCATAATACTTACATATCTACCAGATGAGGACATAGGTACTGTAAAAATTCTTACAGCAGTTTCTGCCATACCCCCATAGAGTACGTGTTTAGGATTAGAAACAAGTCCAGTTTGCTTGTTAATATGGCGAACTCTAACTTTAACATTTCTCAAGCAGTTAATAGGAGTACTATCTACTACTGGAGTATTAATAGGTTCTACCTTCTTTTTAGTTTTACTTTTAGGTGTTTCTATAGTAGATACTTGTGGCATTTCCATAGAATCATCTAATTCATCAATTTTAATCTCATCCATATTTTATAGGCTTTTAGTTTTAAAGAATAAGGGGAAGTAGGAGTTCCTACCTCCCCTTAGTATTTAAATATTATCCCTGGAGACAAGAGGGGATAATAGACATAGTTCTGGTGGGGTCAAGTACACAAATACCAAGTGTAGCCATTCTATGGAATACAGCTGAATCTTCGTCAAATGACATATTCTCATTATCCATAGCACCTGTGAAAGGATTTCTCAAGCCCCACTGATAGCCACGATATTCTGATTTACCTTTAACCTCACACTTGAAGATATTAGGTTGGTCCATAGTACCAATATCCATAATATCATATCTGTATGAGAATGCAGGACCTCCATCAGGATGTTGAATTTTATTTCTTACAGGGTCATCGTAGTATGGGTCTACATCAACCTTCACACGAACTCCATTAGGAGCCATATATTCAACAAACTGGAAGCCAGCAGTAAGAGCGTTAGAGTGCAACTCTGAGGGAGTACGAGAGATAACCTTGAGGGCATCACCATTAACAGTGAATTGAGTCCAACCATTTACTTCCTGAGCTACAGCTTGGCTAAATTGAACAGCTCCACGCTCACCAGTTTTCAAAATAAAATATCTATCACCAAAATTAAGTTTAGAAGCAGAAAGCTCTAAGAGAGCACGTTCAATCAACTTAATTGAGAACTTGTTGTAATAATGAACATTTGAAACTTCCATCTGCTCAAAGAGACCAGCACCTTGTCTGATAACTTCACCAGATTTACCAATGTTCATATATTCACCATTCTTGTTTCTATTTGAGCGACCAAAAGCAAGAATGTTGTTTTTATATTCTGAGAAAGTGTTTTCACATTCCCATTCTGCATAGTGCATCCAAGTATTAGCTACAGAAGCTACCTTAGTGCCTGTAGGAGTTTCTTGCATAATAGGCAAACCTACTGCAAGCTTCTTGTTCAACATATCACCTGCAACCTTATGCTGTATACGAATGTATGACCATTCATTTCTCATAGCAATAGGAGAGCTAAAGCGAACATCACCTACTTTTCTAGAAAGAGATTTTTCAACAGGAGCATATTCAAAACTGAATTTCTCACCTGCTAAAAGTCTTTCTGAAGGAATACCATCAGTATTACCACCCATAAGTTCTACCTTATAAATAGCATGAGTTCCTTCCATACGAGCATTACCTAAAATACGCATGGGATAAACTTCATTGAGGTTTCCTACGATTACTTCACCATCCAATTTTGTTAACCTAAAGGCTCTTTATCCTTTAGTTCTATAGATTATTTATTCTCTATAGTTCGGAGTACATTTTCATCTTGTAGAGGAATCTTTAAGATGTCGAACACTCTTGGATATATTATATTCTACGATTACCTGTTATTAACTGGCTTAAATAAGATTTACTAATATCATATTTACTCATGATTTCTTTTCTCGATAATCCAGAATTAAAATCATTTACAATATTAACTCTATCTTCTTGACTTAATTTATAAGTTCTAGAAGTTCTTAATTTAATATTGTTTCTAGTTAATATTCCTTTTACAGTTGCTTTATCTATATTATATATTTTAGAGATAGTTCTTAATGACTTACCTTCATTATATAAATTACACATAAGTAATTGTATATCTTTAGGAGTTTGTACTAACTTAGCACCTTTTTGTCCTCCTTTAGTAGCATTATAACCTTTATTATAAGAATCATATTTTTCTATATAATAAATTTCTCTACTATCTAATAAACATTGTTCACATTCTTCCAACTTTTCAATAGAAAAATTATGTTTACCATATTTAAGTATAGCTCTTTTAATGGGCATTTCTAATTCATTCTTAGAACCAGTTTTACCACAGTGTCTATACCATCTATCTCTGAGAGGTTGAATGGTCTGTCCTATATAAACTTTATTGTTTAATAGATTTGTAATTTTATAAATACAGCCAATCATAGTTTCAATATCTACTCTCTACACTACCTTTATATATTATTATAAAGGTTAGCACGGTATTAACATATTAGTTGAAGTCTTTCTAATAAGCCTTCACCGTTTTTGTTCGATTTTCATTTAAGTATTTCTACTTAAAGTGCCAATTGAAGTTTAGCAAACCAATCTTCATCAAACACTAAATAGAAAGGAGCAGTACCTGCACCAATCATACCTGAATTTTCTTCTACTGTTTTTCCTTCTTCATCTCTTGCTTCTACCAAAGGAATATTACGTCTGTTAGAACCAGTTACTTCCCAATAGATTTCTGAATCATCATCAAATTGCTTAGTAGCAAATTGGGAAAGGAAAGTATCAAGAGTTTTACCTTTGTTCCAAGCAAGGAGGTTTACCATGAGGTTGGTTGCCTTCTGGGGAGCTTTTCTAAAAATAGAACCAATATGGTTATCTTTTGTTAACATTCTGTTACCCTATAGGCTTTTTATCCTATAGTTCTTACACTTTACCATTGTGTAAGTTCAGCATACATTTTCACTATCTCTAGTGTTGGGCACTCTTGGGAAAGTTATATTCTATTTTGTTATAAATACACGCCTTTCTAAAAGTTGCATAAGGAATATTTAAATACTTAGCAGCTGCTCTTAAACTCTTACTATTATTTAGAGCTTCCTGTATTAACTCTTTAGAAATCTTATTATATCTAGAACTTGACTCTTCTCTAGCTCTAATAGAAATTCCAGCGTTTTTAAGTTCCGTGGTTATTATATATCTTGTAACTTCAAACTTATTTGCAATTTCTTCTAAAGTAAAATTTTGATTTACATATAAATCAACTAAATCTGAAATGCTTAAAATCTTTCTTTTAAATCTTGGAGTATTACCACCTATACTTATATTATAACCTTTAGATTTATTTGTAGAATCATATAAATTTATATAATACATTTCTCTATAATTAAGAACTTCTGTATTACATATCTCTAAAGTTTCTATATAAAAATTAGTAATACCATGTTTCCTCATAGCTCTGTTTATTAATTGGTCTCCACATTTAGAGTGTCTAAGATGCTCTTTCCATCTTTGTTCTACACTGGTTTTTGTTTGCCCAATATAAACTTTGTTATTAAGAGTATTTCTAATTATATAAATAAATCCATTCATAGTTTCATTTCCTATGCGTTACACTGTGCAATTATATTACTAATTACATTAGCTCGGTATTAACCTATAATAAAAGGAGGCCTTCACCGATTTTACCCAATTTTACAAGGGCCTAACTTGTGAGTCAACCCTTCCAGTGTTGGAAACCTAACATCTGGTACTTTTTTAATTGTCCTGCCATAATTTAATTAAATTTACAGTTAAAAATATTTAGAATTTAGAAATCAAATTTCCATCCTTTACCCAGGAAAGATTCAGGGTCTCCACCATTAGCAAAGTTTAATGTACCATCTGAATTTCTATTTGTATTATTCAAAGTATTTTCTAATTCTGCCAATCCTTTTTTAACCTCTTTTCTAACTTTGCCTTTAACAAAGCCATCAAGGTTTTTAAAGCCATCGGTTATTGTAAAGATGATACCCAAGTTTTTTACGAACTCTGCCTTATTGTTTACTTCATACTGTTGTAAAGCTGTAAGTGTTCTCCCTGTCTTTGGGTCTTTGTACACAGGCTTACTAATATTGTCAACTATCTTTTGACGAGTTTTTTTGTCAATCTCATAATCACCGAAAATATTCTTATCTTCAAGTATTGACTTTTTAACTCCTTCAGCCATCTTGTCAATGTTCTCTTGTTCTTTTTTTGATGCTTCCTCAGCATCCTTCATCAGTGTGTCATACTGCTTCTGAAAGAAATCTTTATTTCCTACCAGAGCTTCTTTTGCATCTTCTACGTCAGTACCTGCATTAAGAGATTTTTGAACTTCTCTATTAGCTCTATCTTTAGAATAACCTCTATTAATGCAATCCTGATAAATCAAAGATTTTCTAAGATTCTCACTTTGTTCAGTTTCTTCACTCAAGAAATCTTCAGTAACACTATCCAACTGCTTTAAAGTATTTTCATATTGAGTAATAGTGTCTGGCTCTAAACCATATCCTAAAGCTTTATTAATTCTTTTCTGAGTATCATCAAGACCTTCTTGAATCTTATCCTCAATGAGTTTCTTAAAAGCTTCAGCTGAATTAGTTCCGTTAATTACCTCTTCTGTTAAGTCAGAAAAAACACCCTCTTCTACAAGAGCCTGAGTAATGGAAGAGAAGATACTGGAAGTAGATGAAGAAGAACTTGTAGAGAGGGTGTCTTTAGTATTATCTTCAGGTTCTTCTTTTTGTTTATTACCAGTTGTAAATAGATTGTCTACATCTACAACATCATCTTCCTCTTTCTTTGTTTCTTTGTCAGGTTCTTCTGCAGTTTCTTTTTCTTCTGCAGGATTGTCTATTGGATTATCAACAAACAAATTTTCAATATCCTGTTCTGTTAGGACATTATCTAAATTAAGTTCATCCATATTAACTCAGTATTATTTTAAACTACATTCCATATTGCACAAAGGTAAGAATTAAATTTAATATACACAAGCACATAAATGAAATAATAATACTAAGTAAAGTATTTTACTTATACTAAAAAACTAAAATAGGGGAAGCTTGTGTGCAGCTTCCCCTAAAATCACCCTATAAAATACTTATAAACCTTAGAACGGTGTTTATAATCCTCATCCTTAAACCAGAATACTACTGCAGAGTCTATAATATAATTGTCGACGGTTTTGCCATTAAACCATGAACTAATAGTTTCATTGTAATCATGAAATTGAGCATTGATTGCTACATAGATTTCAGATACAGGAACACTTTTTAATCCATAAGTTTTTTGGACTTCTTCAGCTTTTGTATAGGTAAAATATTCACCTCTCACTACTCCTTTAGGAGTATGGTGATACATATAATGTACTAACTTTCTTGCACATCTTTCACTAATCTCGCCTGAGGATTTATCCCCTCTACCACTTATATATTCATCGACTATATTCTCCACAGACTCTTTTAAGGGAGTATATAAGCCACAGTCCTTAAGTATTGTTGTAAAGTCCATAATAATCTTTATTTAGTAGTTAATATACTTCTAAGTTCATTTATCTCAGAGGAGCCAAAACAAGCAACCTTCTTTGTAAAAGGCATAGGTACTTTAATCTTCCCACCTCCTATTTCTACTTCTCCTATACCAGTTACATCTATTGTAAAAGGTTGAGAATTAATAGCACTATTCAACATCTCATTTACCAT